AGTTTTCCAAACTTCGCAGACTTATCTAACTTGTTCCAAGGATCGCTTTTGTTCGCGTTCTTTTCATTTTCTAAGATATCGTCGATATTTGGATTCGTTACAATATCTGGTTTCAACATACCGTAGTTGCCAGTAAGAAGCATATTTTTATAATTTATGCTTTTGAGTGCTGCGTCATCATGATCCATAACTGCGGGCGTGGTTGTTGCAGGTGCAGGTGCAGATGAAGGTGCAGCAGTGGAAGTATCAGTTACAGGTGCGGATTTACGAGGCATTGTGTATACATAATATAGTAAGATGACTTAAAGTCGTTTTTTGTATATAATGGATTTAATGTTATATAAAGTTTATGTCCGTATATTATACAAATGAAGACGTTCGCTTTATTGTCATTGGCTTTTCTGCTTACATATAGCAGTATCGGTATTACAAATGCACTCCCGACGGTAGTACCATCAAATAATAACTGTGGAAATGGTATTTATTGTGCTACGGGACAAACCTGTATGAGTAATGCAACTGGTGCAGGGCTTGTATACGCGTGCTCTCCGATACATCGTGCGGTCCGATGTATGGATGCTCGATTTTCATGTCCACCATCTTTCGTGTGTAGTAAAAATTCGCGGTGTATACCGAGCGGGAGCGGGAGCGGAAGCACGAGCAATGAGATCGACGCGGTCGTAAATGTCGACGCATTTCAAGTAGCAGAACTTCGTGATTTCGGAAAAGGGATGAAGCCGACTTCATTAAGTATATGCGGTGCAGTTACACGTAATTTCCGTCTTCCTAATTTTTGTACGTGTAGGGATGGTGGTGGTGGAAGTGAAATCATGTGTACGATTGGTCTTCAAACATATATAACGATTGGTGCGTCAGCGTGGTTTCGGCCATGTGCAACCCCTTCTAATTTTGGATATCGAGCATGGGCGTCGCTTGTTGGTATTCGGCTAAATATAGAGAATACATGGACGACGACATTTTCGATCAATCGACCCATCCCAGGTGCTTCATTTGAACTTGGACGGTCGAATGTTGGTGCCAGGGCTGAACTTTCAGGAGATATCGCGCGTTTCATCATTTCTAGTCGTCTTGCAATAGGTGTATGTGCTGAGCTAGGAATTGGACCATTTTCTACGGAGATTTGTAATCCTTCAATGCTGAATTGGTTGCCGGTTATTGTTTTGAATGGCCCGAGGTTTGATTTTAGCAGATTGTGCTAATGGAATGGAATCGAATGGAATATTATTCGTATTCGTATGAAATACAAATAATACAGTACGCTCGTATGTGAATCCGCATAATTACATCGGCATTATCGTTCCAGGGCGGCGCAATGTACTTGCAAAAGACGGCGTCGGAGCATCTCGGGGCTGAGTGGGTGAAGTGGTCAACATCGCCTTCGGTTTTGGGGCAGGGCCGCGATTGAAATTCGTGGTATTCCCGTTAAACGCATTGATGTTGAAGGTTATCTTCGCGGAAGGGGACTCGGACGCAAATGCGGAGTCTGAAGCGGAGGTGGAGGCGGAAGAGGGGTTCAAAGACATTTTATGATATACAATGACATTTTAGTTTTATATCATAACACAATGAACATAATAACCGAATGTTCTTGATTTAACGACGGCCGCCAAGAGGCAGACCCATTCGAGATGCCTCTGCGCGAGTAAGAGCGCCAGCGTTGTTTGCCGCAATTTGAGCGGCACGAGTCGGATTCGCCAAATATCCATTAGAGTTCATTCTATAGCCGTTTGACATATAGGTAGACTTAGCAGAAGGACGGCCACCGAAGGAGAAGTTCACAGTTCCAGAAACAGAACCGGAAATGCGAGCCTTGGCATCGGCGTCGACATCGGCAGCGGCAAAAGAGGGATGGAAGTTCAAAGACATTTTATGATATAATATGAGAAATAGTTTTATGTAGGTTTTCACCTAAATTTGATAAAATTGAAATCTTATTTCCATATTTTCCGTGTTACCGCCGATCGTTACAGACACACACATCCACCCCAAAAAACCGACCACCAACAATGAATCTCTTCATTCTTTCCCTCGACCCAGCTAAAATCGCGGAATATATGATGGACAAACATATCGCCAAAATCATCTTAGAGGCTGTCCAAATGTTATGCACAACGCAGCGGTTGCTCACCGACGCCGAAAAATGCGACCCCTGTGTTTACAAAATCGCGCACAAGAATCATCCTGTCACGATTTGGTGCCGCGCAGCGCAAGCCAACTTCATCTGGACACTTGATCTTATCGACGCCATGCATGCAGAATGGAAATACCGATACGGCCACCCCTCACACAAGCAGCACAAGTCATACGGAGTTGCTCAGTATTTACGACGAAATATCCCACCCGCCACCGCATTCGAGCGCGTGACTGTGCCGGGTATCATGACGCCCTTTGCACTTGCAATGCCCGATGAATACAAAATCTGCGCAACCCCAGACACATTGCCCACACCCAACGGAACCAGTCATGGAGACGACGCTTACGACGCAGTTGCCTCCTACCGGAGTTATTATTTATCCGAACCGAAGCGTCGGATTGCGAAATGGGCGAAGCGCCGCGAAATGCCGGTTTGGTATGCGCGCGGATTACGAAAAATACAAGGTCGCCGTGCGCCTAAACTTGTTATTGTGCAACGTGCGCATTAAATAAAACTTAAACTTTACCAACTTACATAATTTAAACGGAGCTCGCGCGAAAATGGATCGAACATCAGTTATCAAAAACTTTTCAATGTATGGAATCTACGAATATTATTCGTGTGGTGGACCAGGAACACTTCCCGGTGCGAAAACCGGATTTCTTCATCGATGTATGTACTTACGACACCAAGAAAAGGACGAAATAGAAGAGATCGTTCAGAAACATTCACGATTCGTAATACTCATCCAACAAAACGAATATGCAATGTTTCTTTTTCAAATTGAAATCCAACCATTATTGCACGCAGCCAATAAACCCTATGTCATTATTACTTGTATGGACGACCCGACATTCCCTGAAACGGTGGTTGGGTCCTTTTTTAATACAGTGATCGAAAATGGATCACCCAAACCTGAATTCAAACTGTTTCGGAAATGGTTTACTACAAACTGTAGTGTGCGCGATATAGATGGCTTAGCGCCGACAACAGCTCTTGCCAAAATATCACCAATTCCATATGGAGTCGATTATTGGACACTAGGTATACGAAAAACATGGGCAAATACACCTATGGCTGCGGCATGCACACAAGACCGAGAACTATTACGATTACAAAATTCCATGGTTCATTTTTCGAAACGGATCAGCGGAAAAGACGTAAATCATCCCAAAATCTATATTAATTTTCAATTCAATCTCAATGGAAACGGATGTTTCGAGAGATTGCTTGCTTTTAACAGCATTTCAAAAGATGTAATGAATATAGAACGGCGTCGCGTGAATCGTTATGAAACGTGGGGTGCGTATACCCAGAATGTATTTGTTGCGAGTCCGCGCGGGAATGGTTTGGATACGATACGTACATGGGAAGCATTGATGCTCGGATGTATTGTTATCGTCCGGCGCTTACCAGATGCACCTGTTATCGAGGAGTTATACGCGGATTTGCCTGTTGTAATTATTGACAAATGGTCAGATATCACGAGAGATTTTCTCTCCCGGATTCTCTCAGAATATTCCAAACGAACCTTTAATTATGAGAAACTTACGATGCAATATTGGATCAATCGCATCGAGTCCGCTTTTGATGAATAGTCAATCCGTTTAACTATCGTGTATTTCATCGAGCGATATACTAAAACGCGCACGATGAAAAAGATCGACATTTTAGGGAAACGTAACCAGGATAAGATGAAACAAATGGCGGATCCAGATGCAGTGATTGAGAGAAAGGTGCCAAAACATAAAGGATCTGCCGATCTTCCAGAAGAGATGTATACGACGGACCAATCTCTCGTACTTCAACTTTTAAAAGATCATATTGCCGACAAATCTGTCGGTGTGATCGTTGGTTCATCATCCACCTCATATGATCCGATCGCCGTATCTGCGTGTTTGAAACACATAGTTCGAGAGATTGATACGAAACGAAAGGCATACATTTACCAAGATAAAAATCATCAAATCTACGATCCGCGGTTTTCGATTACAACTGATCGAATCGTGGAACTATTGGTATCTTCCGAACTTTTGTGTCACTATTGCCGAGAGATTTGCCAGGTTGCATATAAAGAGGCGATGTGCAGGCGTCAATGGACGTTGGACAGGATCAATAATGACTATGGTCATAACGACGCGAATGTTGTTATTGCGTGTTTGGATTGTAATTTGAAGAGGGGAACAATGGATTCCGAGAGATTTCGTCAGGGAAAGCAATTCACTTTTCGGAAGGTAGAGTAAGATCAATGAATAATTTCGGTATAACTGATATTATTATTGCAACGTTTGTGTGGGTTATTTTATTCCTTATTTGTTGGTTGATTTATGTAAAACTTGTCGTATCGTCATGGATTGTAATGGCGTTTCCAATGCATGACGATACGACAAATGTCGTCGTTCACATGACCAAACTTGTATCCCACTACGGATTCCGTGAAGAAACCCATGACATTTCCGGTGTGAAAATACATTGTGTCATTAAGGACCCCCTGTCCGCCACCGCCACCGACACATCGACAACGGACGTTTTCGTATTCATCCATGGAACCGCCAGTTCATCTGCTGCGTTTTTTGATACAATGAAGGCGCTACCTTCCACCATGAAATGCGTCGCGATTGATCTCCCCACATTCGGGGTAAGCGGACATATTGATACAGAAAGATACCCGACAAATGAAAAGTTGTGCATAGGATACGCCGATGTCGTTGGGCATACTCTTCACCAGATGGAAATCGTTGAAAAGACAATCCTTGTCGCACATTCTCTCGGCGGGTTCCTTTCCATTTATGTCGCCAATCGTTTTCCTATAAAAAAACTCGTCCTTTTAAATCCAGCAGGTATTCTTCCAACACTTGGCGTATACGGATACTATTGGGGAATGTTCTTCAAAGCAGGACTGCCAACTACAATATATCATCTACCCATGGTTTCATCCGAAGTGTTAACTTACCTAGCTAGGTGGTGGTGGACAGGCGACGCAAGCAATCATAATGATCCGAATATTGAATTTTGGTTATCCTTTTATTCAAACCCCGCGAACGAAGGGCATCGTATATTACAGCGGTTGATTACCTTACGCCCGTTTTACTCGTACTGGAATACACCTGCAATTTCAACGCTCACGGATGTTTATAAAAAGGTACCAACGTCGATTTGTTTTGGTGTTGAGGATACAATTATTCCATCACATATTGGGTCTTTCTTGCGTCGGCTCACTCAAGGAGAGATTAGGATTCACAATATACAAAATGCGAATCATAATCCGTGTACGAATATTCAGTGTATGGTGAAGGTTTTGGTGGATACATGCAACAATAGTATTACAAAAATAGAGAGATCGTGGCGTAAGAAAGTCGAGAAGAATAATAATGAGATAAAGTGCCTTCAAGGATACTCGTACCCTTTATTAGAAAAAACACAGACTTCGTTTCAAAATGTTTACAATTACATCCTTACAAATACGAATTCAACATTAGATTTTTGACAAATATTTATTTTAAATATTTTATATATATATAACGCGCCAGATAAAGTAAGATCATAATATAAAATAAATAATGGTGCGAAAAATTAGTATCAAACGTAAACATATGAATCAAAGAACTAAATCGAAACGGAGTTTTAGAAAAACTAAAAAGTTGGTGCGTAAAAGTCGGAGTCGGAGTCAGAGTAGGAGGAGGATGAAGTCACTAGTAGGAGGAGGAGCCGGATGTAGCACTAGTGGTGCGGCTGCTGTTGCTCCTTCTTACATATCAAGTCAAGTACGACGGTGGGAGTGTACATGGAATGGTAAAAAACTTATTAGTAAAAGGGCTAATGTTGATGGGAAAACTGAAGAACGTTCTGTTGATGGAGGTAACATTGGAATACTACGAGAATATGTAGTTAAAAATATTCAATTTATTACAGATTCTATGGAAGATGAAAGCCAAACTATAGCATTATTTGAATATATTCGTATTGATGTTACTGATATCGAAATTAAGACCTTTGGTGAGTTAACGACGTCTTTATTATTATATGTATTTAATAAATCTTGTCAAGATAAACCGTATAAATTAATTTGGTGGTTAATAGAACATGGTGCAGATGTTAATCACAGAAATAGCTTGCCTAGAACAACAAAAGTGAACGTATTTACGATACTTGGTGATGTAATACAATTATTAACTAATTTTAATTTTTTTACAACACCTATTATGAAGTCAGATGGAACGTGGAATTTAATCAATCTTACAGACTTTTATAATATTGTTTATACGTTAGTATTATTATTATCAAGAGGGGCAAATATGCAAATGAATATCGTTAATTGGGACTCACAACAGTATACTAAAACCACTACTGCACTAGAAATGTTAAAAACAAAGGACGAAGCGTGGATGACACAAATGAAAGAGTTATCTAAAAATTTGAACAGTATGTCTGAAAGATCCACATTTGATAGAGAAAGTCTAGAAGCATTTGAGAGTGATACGGCTCTTAAAGCCAAAACAGATATAATGATACAAAAAATTAAAATACTTACAGATCCATTTAATAGTGTCCTGGATCTGATAAAAGCACCTCCACAAGAAGACAAACGCTTGTTACAAGATGTTAAAAAGTTGTGTATAGATGCTATGGGAGAGGTAGATCGTTTACAACCACATGTTAAAGTGGTTTGGATGATTGAGTCGGTACCAGGAAATAATCTGTTTGTTGATTTGGATGAAAAAAGTAGTAATGTGTTCGAGGGATCATTCAAAGCGGGTGATAATGAGGTAGTCTCTGGTACTCTACTAGAGAAGCCTGATTCAAATACGGATTTTAGAACAATGAAGTTTACAACATATGAATATGTGACTGTTGGTGAGAGTGGGAAACCCCTGCCCCTGCCCTCTCCCAGCGGTTCTAAAGAATCAGCACCTGCCAGTGTAATAGTAGAGCGTAGAGAAACAGTAAAAAGAATATGGCGAGATATTCGAGTTTCAATAGATCCATCGGAATTATCAGATTTACAATTGGAAGGAACTTTGACAAAACGAGACCCAGACGTCACATGGTTTTATGTAAGTGACGATAGTACAAAGGTTAAATCTTATTCACCGGAAATTGCTCAAGTTATAGAAAACGCTTCTATGAAAGGCCTTCAATCAGTGGAATATAGTCCAAAACCAGGTGTGAATTGGGTTTTTGACTTGAAAAACATGAGACAAACTAACACAAAGACATTCAGCACACGTAATATCAAACGCGGTAAAGTTAAATGGGAATGGGAAAGCGACGACGGTCAAACGTTTAATCAATTTCAGCCATACGACGCGCGATTGTTAGAAGAAAATTTTAATAATGATTCAAAAAGTTTTAAACATCCTCACAACCCGTGGAACTTTAATCTTGTGGGTATGATACAAACTAACACCACTCATGGTGGTTCTTCACGAAGAATCCGACGAACAATAGTTGGTGTATAAAACTCAGGCATACAACTTGCTATCCTCCACATTCCGAGTTACCTCTTTGATAAACTTATCAGCATCCAGTAGTTCATTGATATTATCCGCCCAGTTTCTCCGATAGCGAAACAGAAACCCGACCAACCCAGCCATTGTAATCGTTTTCTTGTTGATATGGTCGTAAAACTTGTCGAACTCGCGGTCGATTTCTTCCGCCGTCATTTCTTCCTTCCGCATCATATCGCGGAATAGATGCTTGACATCCACCTTCTTCGGGTAGTTCATATGAATAATCATATCAGTCCGTCCCTGACGCAACAATGCATGATCCAAATTCTCTGGATGATTCGTTGTAATAAATGCAATGAGACCCTTCCTGGAAAATACACCATCCAGCAAGTTCAAGAGGTGACTGAATGTGAAACTGCTTTTGTTGTCGTTCGTGCTTACGCGTTTCTCAAAGAGACAGTCGATATCCTCAAATAATAGAATAGATTTGGGCGGAATATCACGGAACGCAGCGAGTGCCGTATTATTGTCCACATCGTGATTGATCGAAAATATACAAAGGCTATAACCAATCTCTCGACACATCGCCTTTATAATACTCGTCTTACCGCTGCCAGGAATACCCGTGAGCAGATAATTCTTCTTATACGGAATCCCGAACTCGTCGTATTCTTTCTCCTTCTTTAAGAAATCCGTAATATCGGTACGGAGTTTAAGTTTCAATTTCTCGTCGAAATAAACAGTGTCCAGAGTACGTGACGGGATTTTATTATACCGCATCCACTCGCCATATTTCGACATTACGAAGACATGGAGTTTCGTCTCGTCTTGTTCATTGTTTTCAAGGAAATTATCGCTTTCACGGTAAAAATGGTGGAAAATTTCTGGGGAGTCTGTGCGAATTGTCATACATTCAAATCTCTCTGCGCCGTCGTGCGTACCCACCGTTTTTTCTTCTTGGCGGTATATCATCAGAAACTCAGTAGTCTTCTCGGGTTCAGTCTTAGTTGCGGGGACAGTATATGTATACTTGTATTCACCATATCCCATTTGTACATAGCAGAAATCATCCTTATCGTATTTAAAGGGACGACGACGGAGCTTGAGAGGCGTCGGGGCAGGTTTTGTTGTCTCTGAATTCGTTACATGATAAACAGTTGGTGGCAAATACACCAAATTATTTATCGTGTGATACACATAGAGCAACATTTGGTTTATGATATTAGGACTATCGGTATAATATTCATACTGTCCTACGGGCATTTTCTTCAAGTCGATCACGAGTTTCATGGTTTGGTCAGTTCCGGTTTCACTGTCTGTGTCACTGGATACATTCGTCTCACCGGCATCAACAGTTTTAAGCGCCGCATTTGCGCGGGCGTATTGTTCACGCTCCTTTGGGGATGTAGAATCGGCGCGTTCGAGTGATGTCATGATTGAATACAGGAATAGGTGAATAGTACTACACATAATAACGAGTTGTGTTTATATTACATCTAACCGAAGACCAAAAGAGGTTTAAATACTTTTACATATGTCAATTACACGAAACAATGCTCGCCTGTATTCAACCGCCCAAAGACCAGCCACAACCAGCCACTGTACCCATTTTTACTCCAGCACATGTGTCACTCGCACATGGAACGAGCCTTTATAATACCCAAAATGACTTATTGCTTCATAAAGTCCTCCGGTTTTATAATGAAAATGGTGGAGAAAATATGGATAAAATGCTGGCTGTGATCAACGGAACCACGAATATTTCACTGAGAATCATGGATTGGTTTGTGACGAATTATTCAAAGAAGCATTATACGGTCTATGATCTAATCGGCGAACCGGTTGCGTCCACGTCCGCGTCGACGCGCCCCAAACGATTCAAGGTATATGTGGATTATAAACTGAAACTCCGTGCATATTCGAAGAAACGTTTCGATCCCTTCTGTAGATGGGACAGGATCAACGTCCCGCATAAAAACGGAACGACGTATATCCAGACAACATTAGGACAGTTGAATTTCTTTAAATGGGCAATCGAGAATGAGGTGCTTCGTTATATTCAGGAGAATTACACGGCGATAGAGGCGGATATGAATATTCGGAATAATACGACACGTAAAATGGCGAAATCGCATCAAACATCATCTGCAACGATCGACGGTTGTGAATTAAAAACGTCGGATATTATCGAAACTGGCGAAAATGCGGAAGGGGGTAAGACGAGCCCAAGCCCGAGCCAGACTACTACCACTACTAAGACAGGGACCAAGCATCGCAAAAAGAGAGAAGAATTATCGTCATCAGCAACAAAAAGTATCAAGAAAGAATTCGTGGATATTGTAATAACGTTCGATTAACGAAATGGCGTAAATTAGATAAAAACAAATAATATTGATAGTATAACCAGAAATATTATTTA